AATCACAATGGCGGGCATAGTCACTACCGAAGAAATGTTGCAAGGTCGGATCAAGTGCGGCCAGGAGCGGATCAACGTTTTTCTTGATCCACGCATCGCACCAGCTCTGCTTATACACTGCATCACGCAGAGCAAAATCATGGTCAAGGGCCAGGCGGACAATCGGCCGTTCTTCGCGCATACAGCGCTCGATCAGAACAGAAGGGATCGCCACACCAGTGCCCTCACGCGGGATTGCGTCCAATTCTTCGAACATGGCGGCCCGGTTGCTGCCGTAAGCACCGCGCACCTTGAGATACCAAGTTTTCTTGCCCTCGGCGGTCGGTTGCCAACCCTTGACAAGACAAACCCTTTCATATAGGCCATTGGCCACAGCATCATCAAAGGTCACATGGAACACCCGGAAGGCGTTCTTGCCGGCCCGCGCGTCCTTGATAAACTGATTGAATGGGCTGCGGTCGGTGTTGTGCGTTGAGATGATGCGGATCTTGCCGCCCCAGATGATCAAGGCTGTGGCCGAATCGATCACCGCCTGGACGTTCTTGTGGAACGCTGCTTCATCAATATCGACAATGCCCTGCAAGCCTCGAATATTGGAGGGATTGCTGGATAGGGCGACTATCTGGAAGCCTGAGGCAAAGCGGATACGGTAGCTGGTAATCTGCTTGCTGTTGCCATCCGGCTGTTGATCTTCAAACAAAAAGACCTCAATACCGTTCCATCCCTCAGCCATGGCCGAGGCCATGACCTTGGCCATATGGGCGCAGTAGCCGATATATTCGAGGCCTTTATCTTTAGTGTCGCCGATGTAATAGCAGTTGTCGCCTCCGGCACTCCGATCGCTCGACGCGGTGATAGTATCGTCAAGGGCTGTGGCATAGGTGATACCGGTCCGCCGCCCCTTTTCGCAGGCATTCAGATCGTAATCATGGATCTGCTTGATCCATTCGGCCTGATGGGCCATGAGAACGCCTTCTGCGAGAGGGTTCTGCTCGGTCGGCAATTCCCGAACCGAGGCTGGTAATTCCTCCCAGCTCAGAACTCTGATGACATCGCCTGGCAGTGGCGCCATTAGCGGACCCCCAAAATCTGTTCACGCCAGAACTTGGCTTGTTCGGCATTGAGGCCCTGCTGCTTGGCTGTAGCGGTCACCATCTTGGCGGCATCCTGCAGGGCTTTTTCGCGTTCTTGTTTTCTAATTTCTTTCTCCCTCAAAACGTTCTCGCTGGCCGCCTTCTCAAGACGCATGGCGGCGAGCGACAGGCTTTTCAACTGGTTAATCACATCAGGCATAGATTCGGCGTCCAGCTCTCCGTCCTGCAACTTCAACGACACGTCAAAGGCCAAGGTCTGCAGGATGCCGTTAATCAGATTGCCGACCTGGCCCTGGGGTGCGGCCCCGAGTTTGCCGATCCACATCTGGGCGATCTCGCGAGAGTGCTGGAGCTTCTCGCCGACCTGTCGCATCTGCAGGGAGTAGCGGTTGACCGCGCTTTTGGTTACCTTTTCAGTGTGGCCCTCGGCCGCCAGGATCTCGTTGATCCGGGAGGTGGCGTCGAGCTGGGTAACGCGCGGATCGCGGAGCAGTTCCTGGAGTTTCTCCAGGATGTCGGCGGGCAACCGCACTATGGTCGATGGCTGGCCCACTAGTAGCCCTCCGGATCGGGTCGGCGGACGCCGGGCACTACTGCCCGGCCGGCGGCCACATCAACGCCGCGAGCGGTAATCTTAGCAACCTGCAGGGATCCGGCATCGTCAACGGTACTGATCTTGAGCAAGCCCTGCTCAGAGAGCCAGGCCAACTGGGTCCGCATGGCGTCACGACTCACATCGTGACCGAAGGGCCGCAATGCAGTTGACAATACACCCTCATTGATTGTGTAGCCGGGCATGCTGGCCAGCAAATGCAGGATAGCCATCCGTATATGTTCGTTCTGGATGTCGCTGAAACAGTTTTAAATCCGCTTTTTTCAATGGAGCTTTGGCCTCCAAAATGTCCGATAATTCATCATCAAGCATTCCCAAATCATGACACATGGCCACAGTCGCCAATTCTCTCAATTGAACCGGGGTGAAATTTAATTGGACGCCAATTCTTAAGGAAAAAATGGTGGTAGTCGTCAAATCAGTTATCAAATATTTTTTTGGATGTTCC